CGCTTAGATTGAGACAGTGCATCTACAGCATACGCCTTTACTTTAAAAAGTCTATCAGACATTCCATTCACTACTATATCCACAAACTTTGGAATAATAGGAACAGGTGTCCAGTCTAAATTTAAGTAAGACAAGTCTCCGTCTACTGCTAATTCGTTTTTGTATTTTGCAACTGATTGTTCGCCTCTTGCATATAGACGTAGTCTGTTAAAGTCTCTCCACTGACTATAGTATCGACATCCATTAGAATCTTTACGAAACCATTCATATTGAATAGCTTGTCCTATTTGTAATCCAAACTCATCGGTTGCTTTCTCAGCATCAGATACAAACTGACTAGGGAATCCTACTGATGAAATGTTTATGTTTACCTCTTTCATCTAATTAATTCACTTAATGTTCCTTTGTTATTATATGTCGCAAAGTTAAGACTTATTTTTGACTCTTTTTTCTGCGGTAGATATACGTGCTTTTGGTTTGCCATAATAGCTAACCCTGAGCTAATACTAGCATCGAACTTAGTTCTAGCTGAAATATCAAACCTAGCCCAATCTTCTAATGTTCTTGTAAAATACATACTTCCCATTTGGTCTCCAGGTCTGTAACCACCATCTAAGTCTAACCCCACATATTTTTCTATGTGAGATTCTATAGCTGCAGCGTGAGATTGTTTTATATCCTCCGAAGTATTCGGTATACCTCCAAGTTCTTTTTCTGTCTGAGATAATTTTGTATAATGCTTATCAGGCCTATTCATACTAAATCCTCTATACCCTCTGTTTTTAAAGTGATAGAGTAACCTAGGCTTGTTGTTCTCCACTAGTATAGGCATCCCATAAAATACGCAAGCCATTAATACTTCTTCAAAAAATATCTCTGCTGTTTGTGGTCTAGCAACATACTCTAAGAAAAACTCATTGCTTGGAGCGTCCGCCATACTATATTTAGTTAAACCATGTAGAGCTCCATTAGAACCTCCTCCTCCTACTGTTCCCGATATATCATACGAGTCACATCCAAACGCCCCAATGTGTTCGTTTGATGGAAAGAATACTCCGTGTTTAGAAATCTTAGCATTGTTTAAACCTTTCTTAGGAGTCCAAGACACCTTAAATCTTCCCCTAGAATCTGGAGTCCATATAACTTCTGAGTCTTTGATTCCATCTTTCCAGTAAAACCTACCCCTTGTTACGTGATGTTCCATTATCAATGAATCATTGTAATCTATCTGCTGATATATCTTAGTCAAATTAAATAGTGATGATTTACTCTCGTCTCTAAATGCGTGCGACTCTGTTCTAGGAAACTGTCTGTAAAATTCATTTAGCGCATCAGCGTCTTTCTTTAATGAATCTACTTCTGCCTCCCAATAATCAATTGCTCCGTTTGTTATCCACTCATCATCTACTCCCCTAATTTTTTTCTCTGGCTTTCTAAATACAGGCATACCAAATCTATCTATAAACCCTTCCATGTTCCACTCCATAGGAATAAAAAGATTATAAAGTCCTGATTTAGTCTGACCATTCGCATTACGAGTTTTTAAATCTGAATCCTCAAACAATCGTTTAAAGTTTTCCCCACCTTTGCTAAGCGCATTGGAAGTAGAACCCATCATACACTTACCTATTATCTTACTACCTAACCTCAAACAAGTCTTGGTTACACGCCAGTTGTTCTGAATGTTATTTGGTTTAAGCCACTTACCTGATTCATCGTGTACTAAAAGCAAGAGTTTCTCACCATCATACGAGTTATCATCCGTGTTCTTCCAGTCAATGGTGGTATCTAACCCTGTTAACTCTTCGTTCATTACCTCATGCATATTCTTTTTAGTAATCTTAGATGCAGGTATCCTAAATGCTAACTCTGTTTTAGGTTTATCCATACCATCCTGTATTGGTTTGAAAAAGAACGGCAGCCTGTTAGCAATAGGAACAACTTTATCTGTAAACATCTTCTTAGCATCCGAACCAGTCTTGGATAATATACCAACCCTTGAATCTTTAACAAGCGTACCAGTATTCACACACTCAGAAGAACCCATAAAAGAAAACCCTGAACGTCTTATCTTTAAATAGTCCATACCAAAACATCTCTTGTCAGCCTTACAAGCCTCCCAGTAAATAAAGAATATTCTGTTTGCTTCTCTAAAGTCTGGATACCCTACATCAATACTTGTCCACTGCAGGTATACATAATGAGAACCTGTCATATAAGTAGGCTTGCCGTTATTGTAAAACCAAAAGCCTAACTCTCTTCTGTCAAACTCAGCTTCGATGTAATCCACCCATTTGTTTTTAAACGTAGCAGGCCTATCGTTCCACTGAAATATAGAATTTATCCTAGATAAATCTTTAGGTAATTCTTCTCGCTCCCAATACTGATCTTTTTTTTCCTTACCTCTTTGATGTATCTCTTTAGGCTCTGGAGGTATACCTATAACCAAACCATTAATGCTAATGATTTTTCCTATCTGTCCTGTTTTAGATATTATAACTAAATCATATTTTTCATTATACCCATACAGCCACGTCTTACTTGTATTCTTTTTTTTAAATACACCTGATGGAATATAATTACTTAATTCTTGATATAGTTTATTTTGACCTTCGTTCAGCAAACCCTTGTTTTGTATTTGTTTTATCTACATGTCCTCCAGAGTTAATTACTTCTTCCTCTGAATCTATTTTATTTAGAATCTCAAACGCATCAAATATAGCAAGCTTCTTAGTTGCTGCTGCGTTCTTCAATCTATCTGCCGCCAGCTCATCGTCTGGGTCAGGCTTTATAATATCTTCTTTCGCTACTTTTATTAGTTGCTCCACAGCTCTACGACCTGCGTGTATAATCTCTCTCTTTAATTCCTCTGAGTTCATAATACCATTGTTATTTGGTGGTCATACATTCTATACAACTTCTCATCATCTACCATAAACTCATACTCACTCTCTGGTTTAAAAGATATCTTATCTCCTTTGTTAACTCCTTTAGATAACAAGTATTTGTTTGGATACTTCATGTAACCAATCAAAGGTTCTTCTACTCCTCTTTTCATTATAACAGAATCTTCTTTTGCTGCAGGCTTTACAAAACAATACCTGTCATGACAATGCCACTGACCATCTTGCTTGTACATAAAGAACTGGTCATTCTCTATAAAAAACAAGTTGTCTTTAAAATAACTTTTACCACTTTGTCTTCTTCCCTTCATATCGTTATAAAACTTAAATACGTTGTGATGAACCAGCAGGGTATCACCTACCTTTATATCTCCATTGTATCCTAGTGGGGTAGCCTCAACTATTCCTTCACGGTTAGATGCTTTGTGATTCTCCTCTGATGTACTTGTAATGAGCTCAATACCACTTACGTTTTTAGTATTGTTATATCGCTTGTCATCTACTGGCTTAACGATAAAATAAAAAGGTGACCTCATTAAAAGTTTATATTATATTCGATTGATACCGGCATGTTGACGTTGAACTCCTTCCATAAAAGTATCTCATCTTTGTGTTGAATCCAAATTTTAAAACCTTTAGATTCGCTGTCGTACTGTATTAAGTGTATAATGTAATTCTTTCCTAACACTTCTTGCCCTACTATATAGTGCATAGCTCCTGATTTATAATCAGCACCTACTGAGACTTTTCTAATATCCATTTGATTAAATTTAATTAATACAAAGATATAAATTATTTACCTGCCTTGACCTCTGTATTTTTTTTGGTAATACTTCGAAGATTTTACTTTAGAAGATTTTGTTTTTGCGTGAACTCCTGGCCTACGAGTTTTTGGTTTCTCGTAGCGAATAGCAGACATTGATAGTGCCATTTAATTTGATTTATTATTTAATTTTTCAAACGTCCTCATACCACCCAGTCCTAGCATACCAATAAGAACAGTCATAAGATGTTCCATCTGTAGAGCAGGTGGTGCTGTTGCAGCTCCCATATACCATACCAGCATATCTCTTATGATAAAGTTATATGCAAGGGCTATCCCACACACCCAGCCAATGAAGGGGCGCCATCCAGCCACAAAGATTGTTCTGTGCTTTGCCTCCATCTCGTTGATAGCAGTTTGCATCTCAATAAGTTTTTGTGGGTCAATCTCTTTTCCCTTTATAAGTTGTCTTATTTCAAGGCCTAGACCATCTACGCCTGAGTCACTAAATCCTAATAGTTTTTTAAGTAGTTTAAGCATAGGTCCAAATTATATTTTTTGTTTTGATAGGGTCAGCATCTACATGAACAAACGTATCGGCTACGCCTATTCTATTAAAGCCTACGTTAAGTAAAGCTTCTAGTATTACATACCGTGTGCTGTTAGATGTTACGTGTATGTCAGCTGCAAATCCTCTAAGGTGTGATGAGTTCTCTGAGCCTCCCACCTTCTTGTTATGCTTTGGCGTTCTAAATCCAGAGTTAATTTTAAATGGCGTTCCTGCTGCTTCACGTGCGCTGTCGAGCATACGTAAAAAAGATTCGTCCATATTACTTCCGCTATCGGGAGAGTCTGGAGAATCAAATTCTGCATGTGTAAAGTATTTCACTTTTTCTTTATTAGTTGATAAATTTTAATGATTGTATACACTATAGTTGCCAGTAAAAGTAAACTTTGTAGAGCCTCATTAATTTGAGATATACTAAGTACTAAAACTGTTATGCCCAGTATCGTAGGTTCAAAATCTAAATTCATGTTATTCTGTGTCATCATTAATAGGTTCAACTAAATCCCAACTTTGAGTATCCTCGTTCCAGGAGTACATATTGTCATCCTCTGGCATTGGCGTTGGGGCTTGCCAATCACTGTTATCGTCTAAAGACCAACTTGGGTAAGGTTGAGGCGCAACAAAGACATCACTGTCTGAGTCGTAGGTATAGCCTGTACCAGCAAACTGTTTTCTCATATTATTATTATAAGATGTTTGCACCCAGTTCGTATGACCAAAGAGCGTAGAGCAAAACCCTACTCCTTTAGCTTCGCTTTCTGTTTCACCATCAAGCAGTTCATTGTTGTGTACAACAATAACCCTAGTTACTATATT